CCCAGTACAGATATCAAATTTCTATTAAAGGTCAAAATGAATCAAGAAATCAGTCCAGAGCAAATTGTTGAAAATTATAATAAGTTTAGATCATATTGTGAAAAACTAGGTGATAGATCAGAAAAAGTTTTAGCTTTGGTCGATTCATTAGGTGAACAATTAGCATTATGTCCAGCTTCTGGAAAGTTGGATTATCATAGAGCCACACCTGGTGGTCTTGTTGAGCATTCATTGAGAGTGTTGAGTAATGCAGTTAAACTTACAAAAGAATTTGGATGGTCAAATTCATATTCAAAAGAGAGTTTAATTATAAGCTCTTTATTCCATGATATTGGAAAAGTTGGATTACCATCCCCCGAGGGCTGGACACCTTATTATATTTCACAAGAATCAGAATGGCACCGTGAAAAATTAGGTGAAATGTATAAGCATAATGATAAAATGCCTTATATGACAACGCAGCAGAGAAGTGTTTTTATTATGCAGTATCACGGAATTAATCTTGCATATGATGAATATCTCGCAATTTTGTTAAATGATGGTTGGGTAGTCCCGGAGAATAAACCTTATTGTTTAAAGGAACCACCATTGGCACATGTTATTATGACAGCAGATTATATTTCAACAACACAGGAAAAACAATGAGTATCAGAGATTTAATTACATCAACAACACAAACACCAATAACATTTATTAACAACGTTAGAGACAAGGTTGCAGAGGTTTTTATTAAGTTAAACGTATTGGAAACAAGCGTAGATTATTTGAATAATGCAAAGAATTCTTTATCTGAAAAAATAAATGCGCAGCAAAAAGCAATGAATTCATTTGTTTCACAATATGAAAATTATGTTGCTTCGATTCAACAAAATCATATAAAGTTTCAGGCTGAAGTTTTAAATTCACTTCAGGAGGCTATTAATACAATTCCAAAGCAAGGACCAAAAGGATTAAGAGGACCGCAGGGAGAGCAAGGTCCACAAGGGCCAGAGGGACCACAAGGCGTTCAGGGACCACAAGGTCCACAAGGTGAAAAAGGTCCAAGAGGTCTTCAGGGACCACCCGGTCCAAAAGGCGAAGATTCTAAGGTAGAAGTTGAAGAAATTTTGAATCAACTATCTGAAATTAAAGATTTTAATGGAAATGTTGATAGTTTTCTTGCGCAGGTTTCCCAAAAACTAAATATTGAATGGAAAAAATAACACTGTTTTTTTTGTGAACAATAGAGAAACGTATAATATATTAAATTTTGAAAGGATCTCATAAGAGATAAAGCAATATAAAAGGTATAAAATGTCAATTAATTTAGATGCTATTCGTGCAAAAGTTTCACAACTCTCTGGTCTTAACAAGGGTCGTAAAGACGTTCTTTGGAAATCTGAACCCGGTGAATACACAGTTCGTCTTCTTCCTTGGAAGAATAACGATGGTCAACCATTTAAGGAGCGTTGGTTCTATTACAACATTGGTCAAGGAAGTATTCTTGCCCCAAATCAGTTTGGAAAGAATGATCCAATTCAAGAACTCATTAACAAACTTCATGCTTCTGGAAAGAAGGATGATAAGGAATTGGCAAAGAAACTTTATCCAAAGATGAGAGCATTTGCTCCTGTTATTGTTAGAGGCCAAGAGGAAAAAGGCGTTATGCTTTGGTCAATGAGCAAAGGTGTTTATGCACGACTTCTAGAGTTTTTCCTAGATTCTGACATTGGTGATATTACTGATCCTAGCGAAGGTTTTGATCTCAAGGTCAAAATTATTAAACAGCCTGGCAAGATGTATGCGGATACTGTTGTAGATCCAGCACGCAAGCAATCAAAGCTTGCCGAATCAGAAGATAAAACAACATCATTATTAAATTCTGTTCCAGATATTGATGAGCTTTATAAACTTAAGTCTTACGAAGATATTAAGAAGCAGCTTGAGTCATGGTTGGCAGGTGATACTGCAGAAGAGAAACAGGAAACTCAAGGTGTTTCAAAGGGTGGATCAAATTCATCAGATGCACTTGATGATCTTGTAAATGAAGTATCAGCAAAGCCTGCACCAAAAAGCCAGTCAAAACTTCCACAAACAAAGAAAGTAGCAGATAATCTTGATGCTGCATTTGATGATTTGTTGAGTGATGATTGATATCTTTAAAAGATAAAAACAAAATGCCAGAATGTAAAGTTCTGGCATTTTTTATTAAATTTATTAAAAATTCGGAGTATAATATTTCTTATGGCAAAGAAAGAAAAAATTGTTGAACAAGTAGATTCAGACATCACAAGCTTTGCAGATGATCTTATTAAGTCATTGAACAAAGAATTCTCACAAAGGGTCGCATATAATCTTTCAGTTGATGAAGCGCCAACTATCGTAAAGCGCTGGGTGTCAACAGGATGCACTCAATTAGATTACATTATTGCAAATAGAAAGAATGGTGGTTTACCTGAAGGCAGAATTATAGAAATTTTCGGCCCACCATCAAATGGTAAATCACATATTGCATTACAGGTATGTAAATCAACTCAAAAAATGGGTGGTATTGTGGTTTATATTGATACAGAAAATGCAACAAGCATTGAAAACCTTGCTTCTATGGGTATTGATGTTTCAAAACGATTTGTATATGTTGAATCTTCATGTACAGAAGAGGTATTTTCAATAATTGAATCAACAATTATTAAGGCAAAGCAACTTAAAAAAGATGTTCCTATCACAGTCGTTTGGGACTCAATCGCAGCAACTTCGCCAAAAGCAGAAATTGAAGGCGATTATGATCAGCAAACAGTTGGTTTACAAGCTAGAGTTCTCTCAAAAGGCTTTAGAAAAATAACTGGTGTTATTGGTGATAACAACGTTACATTATTATGTCTTAATCAAACAAGATTAAAAATAGGTGTAATGCACGGCGACCCAACAACAACAAATGGTGGGTTAGCATTACCATTTCATGCATCAGTTAGAATTCAGTTAACTGGTGGTTCAAAGGTTGAAGACAAGGATGGTAACATTATTGGTATTAATGTTATTGCGAAGACTGTAAAGAATAAGGTTGCAGCACCTCATCGCAGAGCAGAATTTAAAATAATGTTCGGTCAAGGAATAGATGAAACTGAAGAATTATTTGATCTGTTAAGACTTGCAGGTCCTAAAGAGGTTGAAGGTGATTTAACAGTTGAAGTTTCAGGTGATGGTGCTTGGAAAACATTTCAAGTATCAAATACAAAAACAGGCGAGATTATTGTTACTAAGAAATTCAATAAAAAAGATTTCGGCGACATAGTCAAAGAATATAAGAACTATATGGATCCATTAATTGATGCTGTTTTGGTTAAACAATTGACTGGAACTAATGAAGAATTAGATAACGATGACGCAGAACCAAATTGATTTTTCCGGTAAAAAAATACTATTAATAGATGGATTAAACGCATTTACCCGTAATTTTGCTGCTTATCCTCAGTTGGATAAAAATGGTCTGTCTATTGGTGGTGTTGTTGGAACATTAAAAACTTTAAAAAAGTTAATAATGTTAACCGGTTGTAATCTTGTAGTGTTTTGTTGGGAAGGTGGCGGGTCATCCCGCCGCCGTTCTTTATATTCTGATTACAAAGCAACAAGAAAACCTGAAAAATTAAATAGGTTTTATGAGGATGATATTCCCGAAACAGAGGAAAATAGAAATAGACAGGTAAAATTATTAGTTTCTTTGATGCAACATTTACCTGTTTGTCAATTATATGTTGAAGATGCAGAAGCTGATGATTTAATTGGTTACTTATGCAGTCATAAATTTAAAGATAATGAAAAAATAATTGTTTCTTCAGATAAAGATTTTTATCAATTAATAGATGAAAAAACAACGATATATAATCTTCACAAGAAGCAATTTCTTGATGAAAAATATATTCTTGATAATTTTCAAATAACACCACAAAATTTTGCTCTTGCAAAAACTTTATGCGGTGATGTGTCAGATAATATAAAAGGCGTTAAAGGTCTTGGATTTAAGACTGTTGCTAAAAAATTTCCAATGTTATCTCTAAAAGATTCTTTTTTGTTAGAAGATTTAATCTCTTATTCTTCAGTAAGGATAAAAGAGTCTCAGTTATATAAAAGAGTCGTTGAAAGTGAAGAATTAATCAAATTAAATTGGCGACTCGTATACTTAAATGGTACAATGCTATCAGCCCAACAAATATCGAAAATAGATTCAAGATTAGATGCGTGGAAACCAAATCTAAACAAAATCTCTTTTACGAAGCAACTCATTTCATTTTACAATCCAGATTTTGATATAGATACGTTCATTTATCCATTCAATTCTTTATTATCTTAAATTTGTTCTTTTCGTTTTTATAAGTTATAGTATTCAACCAGGGATTAATTTATGTCTACACAAGCATCTAGCTTTGCAGCGTATGGTAAGTCATTCCAAGAAAAAATTATTCAAGCATTACTTGTCGACAAACAGTTCGCTGAACAAATGACAGAGGTAATGAATATTGAATATTTTGAATTAAAATACCTACAATATCTAGCAAACAAATACTTTTCATACGCAAGGAAATACAAAGAATTTCCAACATTTGATTTATTAATAACAATTATTAGAGATGATCTGAAGAATGGATCAGATGTTGTTTTAAGGGATCAAATTATTGAATTACTTAAAAGAATTAGAACAAATCCAGATCCAGGTGATCTTCCATTTGTCAAAGAAAAATCGCTTGATTTTTGTCGAAAACAGGCATTAAAATCTGCAATTGAAAAAGCAATTGATTTAGTTTCAACAGAAAAATACGAAAGTATTGTTGAAATTATTAAAACTGCAGTTTCAGTTGGAACAACTCCCTCAGTTGGTCACGATTTTATAAATGATTTTGAAGCAAGGTTCGTAAGACTTAAAAGAGAAGTTGTTCCAACAGGTCTCGAACAACTTGATAAGAAAGAAATTCTTCAGGGTGGCCTTGGTAGAGGTGAAATTGGTGTTGTTGTTGGTAACACTGGTACTGGTAAATCACACTTCCTTGTAAATCTTGGATGCAATGCAATGCGTGAAGGAAAAAATGTTCTTCACTATACTTTCGAATTAAGTGAAACTGCAGTTGCTGTTAGATATGATTCTAATCTTTGCGATATGAATTCAAATGAAGTTCTTGATAAGAAAGAAGAAATTCATGAGAAATATTCAAAGATGAAGCTTGGAAGACTTTTCATTAAAGAATATCCAACATCAACATGCACAGTTCATATGATTAGAAATCACGTTGAGAAGCTTTCTCTTAAAGGTTTTATACCTGATATCATTCTTATAGACTATGCAGATATTATGAGATCATCTCGTCAATTTGATTCATTAAGACATGAATTAAAATTAATATACGAGGAATTAAGAGGATTAGCAACTGAATTACAAATTCCAATTTGGACTGCATCACAGGCAAATCGTGATTCTTCAAATAGCGAAATTGTTGGTCTAGAATCAATGAGCGAAGCTTATGGTAAAGCAATGGTTGCTGACGTAATTTTAACAATTTCCAGAAGATCACATGAAAAAGCAAGTGGTCAAGGAAGATTATTCGTTGCTAAGAACAGAGCAGGTCGTGATGGTTTAGTTTATCCCGTTCTTATTGATACTTCAAAATCTTATTTTAAAGTTACGGGAGATAATATTACAATGGCTGCAGCAGAAGAAGAAGATCAATCAACGATGAAGCAGGCACTCAGAAATAAATGGCAGGAACTTCAAAAAGAAGATAATTTAGTCGTAAAAAAAAACTAACGTAGAAATTAAGGGATATATAAATGAATAAAATTTATACGCAGGAAGAAGCGCTTAAGGAAACAACTGAATACTTTAATGGTGATTCATTAGCAGCAGATGTTTGGGTAAAGAAATATGCATTAAGAAATGAATCAGGTGATCTTTTAGAGAAAACACCAAATGATATGCATCGTAGATTAGCGAGGGAATTTGCACGTATTGAAGCAAAATATCCTAATTCATTGAGTGAAGATGAAATTTATGATTTATTGAAAAAGACAGGCCCAAATGATCTTGGTATGGGTTACATTGTTCCTCAAGGTTCACCTATGAGTGCAATAGGAAATCATTATAAATTACAATCTCTTTCTAATTGTTTCGTAATAAATTCACCATCAGATTCATATGGTGGCATTCTATTTGCTGATCAAGAGCAGGCACAAATTATGAAGCGCCGTGGTGGTGTTGGATTTGATATTTCAACAATTCGCCCACGTGGTTTATCAACTGCGAACGCTGCTGGTACAACCGACGGTATTGGTGTTTTTATGGAAAGATTTTCAAACACATGCCGTGAAGTTGCTCAAGGCGGTCGCCGTGGAGCACTAATGTTAACAATTTCAATCAAACATCCTGAAATTGAAACATTTATTAATATTAAGAGAGATCTTAAAAAAGTTACAGGTGCCAATATTTCAATACGTGTAACAGATGATTTTATGTTAGCTGTTGAAAATGACAGTACATTCACATTACAATGGCCTGTTGATGTACCCGTAGACGAAGCAAAACATGTTAAAAGAGTTAAGGCAAAAGATATTTGGAATCAAATTGTAGATTCAGCATGGTCAAGCGCAGAACCAGGATTATTATTCTGGGATAATGCAAAGAGAATGACACCTTCTGATGCATATGAATCAAAAGGTTATGGTTCTAAAAGCACAAATCCATGTGTAACCGGAGATACTATTGTCATTACAAACGCTGGATTTAAAACTGTAAAAGAACTCTCAGATGCAAAAGCTCAATTTACGGTAAAATCTTACAATCCAGAAACTGATAAAGTTGAAATGAATAAAGCAACTGCGTTTAAAACAAAAGAAAACGCAAAGCTTTTACAAATTACTACAAAATCTGGCAAAACAATTAAATTAACGCCCGATCATCGTGTATATACTCAAAGAGGTTGGGTTGAAGCAGGTGATCTTTCTTTGGACGATAAAATTCTTTCAGTAGTAAAAAGATAAGTTAAACTAATCCTTGTTAAATATATATTCTCAGGGATTAGTAAAATGTATGATCATTTATTATCAAAAATACCTATGATTGAAGAAACAAGAAATATGATTCAAGAAATAGCTTGTAGTAATGTAAAGAGAAACTTTACATCAAAAGGTGGTAATATGACTTCTAGTTATATTATCGACAAGAATCATCCAGATTGTTTAAAACTTATTTATAATCTTACACATCTTTATCATGATTGTGGTATGGGTTTTAAACTTTTAAGTCAAGAA